TGCGAATGATACTTTGTCGATTGCGAAAGCAATCAACAAAGAGGTAACTCGCAGTACAGAGCCGTTTCAAACTGCCCGTGGTATGCGTAAACGGAGCGTGCCTACGTCGTTCGGTAATCCAATCGAACAGACTATGCGCGTCAAAGTTTATGCAGACAACTACAGTTTGACCGACATGAGTTTGATAGCCGCGGCTAGAAGTATTGACCTCTATCCGTCGTTATCGAACCTATGGGATCTAATCCCATACTCCTTTGTCGTCGACTGGTTTTTGCCGGCCGGCGAAATCCTAGGCAAGCTCGACGCATATTCCGATGTGCAGGATTTGCATACCAGGTCATGCGTTGCGTCTGTCAAGAGCACGAAGCTTGATCACATCAGTGGGGCCTTTGGCTATAGTGGCGACATAAAAGCCGTCTGCTATCAGCGCGAAGTCCTTACTCCTAATGAGATGTCTCGTGCGCTCTCCTCCGATTCCGTCAATTTTCTTGACGGAGTAACGCCAATCCACTTTTTTGATGGGTTAGCGTTACGATTCCAGCGTCGTTGACGCTTTCGTCACCGGGTTTACACCGGTAGAAAGGAGACAATCATGTCTCAAACTACATCTTGGTGTCATACTGACACCGCTTTGGCAACGAAACCAGCTGTTATTCAGCCGGATTCGATCAATTTCTCGAAGGATTTCTCCAAACGGGAAACCAAAGCCGACAGCGCCGTACTTGTCAATACTACTTCCCCGCTGGACCGACAGGAAACTGTCAAGTTCAGCTGGAGCAAGATTGGCAACGTGTATAGCAACACGGGGATCGATCAGTCCGCTTATTCACCGAATAAGACGGGCGTATCGGCTCTCATGCAGCTTAACACGATTTTGTCTGTGACAGATTCTGTCACGGGCAAACGTACGGATCTGCCGATTTCCGCCCATGTCGTGCTCAAGGTACCGAACCACGAGGAGATCACCCCAACAGTGTTGGAGTCGGTCGCCACGAGGCTGGTTGCCCTGATGTACGAGGAGAGCGGAACCGATGCAGGCACGCGGCTGAACAGCCTCGTGCGCGGTGCGTGCCTTCCTAAAGCGTTGGCTTAAGGAGGCGACACGCATTGTCTACAGGTACGCACCAATGGTTCAACCATTGGGAACGCGTTGCAGCTTCGCTGCAACGATGCCACTTCAGTTGGAATGCGTCCACAATCAGTCCGAAAGACGAACGGACGTGGCGCGATGCCTTGATCCTTCAAGGTATTTTGACTGAAGACCTCACCCTCTGTGACCCTTCCTCAGCAAGTGCTGAGAAGTGGTGTAAAACCACTTCTCAGCTTGACATTGCTGAAGTTATGGGAGCGTTTAAAGAGTTAGACGGCCTCGTGTGTTCACACGTAGGTAGTCCGTACTACTTCACGCTTGTTGACTGTAAACGTCAACTCAATCCCATATGTGGAAAATGGAGAAAGATCGTTAAACCGATCTATCCGTTGTTGCTTCGGTTCGAAGCAACGGGTTCTACGAAGGACTTCCGAGTCCTCCATCAGTGGCTCACATTTCTGTCGCATATATCCTTGGACAGCATTAGCTGTGACGAGGATATTGACAAATTTGTGGACACTGACAAGTCGACTGAAGTATCCGATTGGGCGATTCCCGACGCAATGAACATCATCGCTAGACGTTGGTTAAGCGGGTTTTCAATAACTCGCCGACCACGTCATGGCAATGGTGCGACTTACGAAGGTTCGTCCAAACAGGTACTTCTCAAGTGGAAGTCCATCGCTGCGGATAGTATGCTCCGGTACGTCTTCACCCGACAAGGGTTAGATATACAGGATTACATGCCATTCGATAGAGATGGACTTACCCGTACTTCGAGGCTTAAATTAGTCCCGAAGACGGTTCTTAAGAAGCGGACAATTTGCATGGAACCTGCAAGTTTGCAGTATTTCCAGCAAATGGTTTTCCGCAGTCTTATGGACCACTTCGAACACAGTTTAGAGATTAGTCGCCATATCACACTTCGTGATCCTGGCCACAATCGAGAGCTGTGTAAGCAGGGTAGCTACTTCGGTAGCTACTCTACTATCGACTTGAGTGCTGCATCTGATACAGTACTTTGGTCCCTCGTGAAGCGGGTATTCGCAGGTACACCTCTTCTTCCTTGGCTCTATGCTACGCGATCGCGTAACGTAGAATTACCAAATGGGGAATGTGTGCCATTGAGGAAATTCGCAACCATGGGTTCAGCATTATGCTTTCCCATAGAATGCCTTGTTTTCTCGCTGGTTTGCGAATACACGGTGAGTTCCGTGTCGGATATGCGTGGTCGCTCTCGCTACCACGTATACGGGGATGATATTGTCATCGAAACTCGTTTCGTTGACGCACTCATCCACAACTTGACAGCGCTTGGCTTCCAAGTGAACCATGATAAGAGTTTCACGGATAATTCCGCGAATACTTATCGTGAGTCATGTGGAGCTGAGTACCGCGGAGGTGACTATGTCACGCCGTGGAAACTGTCACGTTGGTTTCGTGGCACGTATGTCACGTGTCATGAACCAGAG